CCCTTACGGGTAGCATTCACTATCATCGCCAACCTCTAACTAGCTTGCTAGTTAGAGGTCGTGTGTACGTACTGACGGAAAAAGGTCGATAGATTCCTTGTTTTTCAAGGCTTTCATCGATACCTTTTTGGTGAGAATCGAATTGATTATTCAAATCGTTCTCACTTCGTCTGCGTGCAGCTGTACGGTTTAGTGGACCTATGGTTTCGGTAAAATACCGAAGTAACATAGACCACCCGTCCAGCCGCTGTATTACCGCAGGAGACTTAATGTCCCAAACGCGCCATTGGAGCTTTTGCAAGCCCTTATGGACACGTTTGACTTTAGGTCTCTTTTCTTCCGATACTTCTGCTAAGCTAGGACATGAAAGATTCATATCTTTTGCTGGAATAGCCCCGTAGATACGGAACAGTTCGTTTACGATTAAATCGTAAGTAGCATAGTATTGTCTATCGTAGAAGGAATTTGCATATGCAATCCAGCTCGTATAGACACTCGGCGATCGAGATGATGACCAAACTGTTCGAATTCGAACAGGGGTGACTTCGATACCATTGAAGGCATCCATGCCACAAGACTCTCTAAAGAGTCCATTGATGCAGCTTTTCTCACGGTTTACTTTTAAACCAAATGATTCCAGCTGTTCGATTGCGTTTGCCGCTTGCGCGGTAGGTACAATCACATCATCTCCGTACACATGTATGCTCTCTCGAGCACACATGTCAGGTGCACCGGCGGTGAGAATCGCCCAAATAGTCAGAGCCAATATAGGGAAGCATAAACAGCTTCCCATTGGCGCAAACTTTTTGAGTTGTATTTCCTCACCGGTCGGCAACACAGTCGACAAACTTCTACATGCTTCCAAGTAGTCATATATATGACTTGGGAAGAGTAGACGTACTAGTTCAACACTTACGCGATCAGAGGCCTCATTGAGGTCAAGGGTCGCGTACCTTCCCGAACTAGAGCCGATTAAGGCTCCAATTTGGTTAGGTCGTTGATCAGTGAAGAACACATTGAACTTTGTGAGTTCATCGTGTTCGACTAACTCGACTATAGCCTTGCCTAATCCTTGTTGGACCCATTGAAAATCAACAGGTTCACAAGATATAAGGCGAGGCCCGCGAGAATCTTTAGGCACGAGTATAACTCGCGCAGGAAGATCCTCATTGCCAATACGTTCAAACGTATTGTAGCTATCACAGACATGCCCAATCGATGAACAGAAATATTCATCGAACGGGTATTTATCTGTAATACGACGCGAGACGTTAGTCCATACGTACTTGGAACCGAGACGTTGCTTTGTAGCAACTGCTCCCGGCCCATGGCGCGGATAGATGTCTCGAGGATCGAAAGAAGCAAACAACCTTTGCAAAAGGATGCGCGCTTCACGGATCACCTCTTTTTTCGTAGGAGCGACACGATTTTCGTGACGCCGTCTATGATGAGGGGAATTAACGTCAGAATCAAGTTTATCGGAATCATTCCGAAGCTCGATAGTGACGGTCGATAGGTCTTCTTCGGTTCTTTTGAATCGATCATAAGACTGTTGTACTTGTTCATCTGTAAAAGGTAACTCATATTTGTAAAACAAATAACATAGTTCCCTGATTACTCTGACACTAGTTGCACATGGATTGAGAAGGACTGCACCGTCTTTAGAGAGGACTTTATTAAAAAACTCACCGAAAAGTTTCGGAAGTTTACTACCTACTTGGGGTTTAAAGCCCAAGTCTGTAGCGTTTAATAACGTATCCCCTGAGATCGCTTTATCAAAAGCTTTCCCGAGACGAGGCAAGGTTTTCGTAAGAAAACCAAATCCTTCTTCTTTACACCTCTTCTTAACCTTTTTCAAGGTTAGGCGAAGGTGCATTGAGTTGAACTCAATTCCACGCGACGGTTTATAAACGTCGTGAAGCAACGCAGCGATGATGTTTATTTCTATCATCTAGGCTCTTAGCGAGGCCCCCTTTCGAGGTACCTCTCCTAGAGCATGCATACACTTCACGATACCGCAGTTACATTACGTAACTATCCACTCCGTTAAACATATATGAACCAAAGTACAAAAGTACCTCAGATCACACTGCCTCACTTCTATACTATCAAGAACGGTCGACGCATCACCAAGATGGTGAGCTTCAACGCTATTGTCAATATAGTAGAGGGGGCAACTGACCCATACTTCGACTTCCTCGAGTTATCAGAGGGTACAATGGATACCGAACTTCGCCTATTGAGCCTTCACATTCCTGTGAAGTATCTCAAAATGGAGAATATCGGTCCATTGCCCTATGCATATCTTAGAGCAGGTTGGGGCATTATTTAACATAATGCCAGTATGAGACAGAGTGTAACGAAGATAACGAAGATAGGGCAAGTCGACAGGAAGATGCGAGACATCGCTAGTTTGTATGAAAGTACAAACACAGCATGTTGCGCATGTTTTTCTGTAAAACTCGCCATATCTTACAATACGTATGCTTGCCGTCAAGGCAGGCAGACTTATCGTAGACACGTGAAACATTTTATCATAAATGATAAAGTGCTCCACATTCTTTCAAAAGAACTCCGTCTTGCGATGGAATTCTCAGCGAAAGAAGCGTATCTCGTTATAGAACGCAAGGCCCTAAGAGATCTGATTAAAGATCTCCGTTGAGCATTGCAGCCGCACCGCTGCCGGTGCCGTCGTAGAGAATAGTCGTACTACCGCCATTACTGGCGATAAACGACATAAGCTCCGCGAGGACATTTGCAGCCTCTGCTGTTGATGCACTGGCTCCCACTGGGAAGTCCAGTACAGCATAAGCAGAAACGGTAATGGGCGTCTCCGAGTCCACGCCAGAGATGACAGTTTTGTCAAATCTGACTAAGGACCTCCGGCGACGCTTCATTCCCAGTCCCGTCTCGGCATGACTTAAAGTCAGCCGATGGGGTTGACTCGGGTTTTCGGGCAATTGCCCGAAAACACGAGTGGTTGCGACTTGCGACTTGTGACTGAATTCAACTTCAGTCCCAGCCGCGTTCTTGATTTCGTTTGTGTTAAGTGTATTACTTAGCATGCTTCTGTTATGACTAGACATTCACAATATTGTGAACCCTAGTCGTGTTGGTTATTCATCATTGACCACTTTAGTCAATGATGCTTCATACGCCACTTTCGCGGTATCGCTAAAGCGGCGCCGAGGGTTATTTCATTTAGATCTAACCCGCTAGCAAACAAGCTAGCTCTTGTCGGCCATTCAACGACACGTCGATAAGACGTTTCGGTGATAGTCGGCAGGGGTACAACCTGGCTGAGATAATCCGCAGGACCATCTAGAACCACAGACCACCGTAAATGGCGGTTAGCAGTAATAGATCGTTTGCGTTTTATCGACCACAAGTACCGTCGTATGTTTACCTGAGGATCCATCCAACCTTTTTTGAAGTCGTCAAGTGCACGGCCTATGCCGATCACCCAATCGACTACAAAAGACCAGGGTATTGCGTTCCAGATAATCCTGGGGTTAAGGTTAACCCCAAGACGATCTAGAGTTGACAATAAAGGCGCAAGCGCCTTCTGGTATTGACTATAATTATAATTATAGTCAAGTTGGGCATGGAACACGGACTGAGTATTGATTACTCTACGAGAAGTAGCAGACATCCCGACTGGGTTGAAATCAGTGGACCACAAACCAAAGTGGCCACCGTATCCGCCCAATCCAAGATAACCGCT